AACCAGGAGATTCGATATCTTCTGATGCTTCCAGCTTATCCGTGAGAGATACTATTTTGGTATGAGTATCTCGATTAAATAAATCTTTAATTCCCATATCTATTCTACTCTGAATTTAAATTCGGATGGTTGTTCCTTGTATTCATCATACTCTAATATCATAAACTTAAACGCATACTCGAACCCAGACTGTAGAAGTGACATGTCGAAATCAAAATAATTCCCCGACTTATCGTAAGATAGTTTTGTATACTCCACGCTTCCCGTTCCATAAGGAATAATTTCATAATTGTCTGAAGTGCGATATAATTTATAGTACATATTATTAATAGTACTATTTTCAATTTGACTAGTGGCGATAGTATATACTGTGGGCGACCAATCTTTAGACCGTGTATACATCTTGAGTCTAGCATTTTCTTGAGTAGAATATTTCGCCTTTAGATTGGTTATCTTTATAATATAGTCTCCCGGTTGGTCATCCGGTGAGGCGAAGTGATCACGAACTGTAATGGCGCTCCCAGTATAATAATCAGTGGCGCCATCATTATGCCAAACATCAAAAACTTGATCTAAATTAGTACCCATTGCCACTGAAGCGGAATAAATTCCCGTGCTTACATATCCGCCTGTAACCACAAAATCTCCACCTTGCAATGGAAGTCTCGCGCCGATAGGGGCAGTGGTACCAGAATACATACTCACATAAATATTTCCTGTTCCTGCCTCCGGGATATTAACAAGTCTACCTCTAAATTTATTATAAAGATAAAGTTTATTCAAATTATCAGCGGCGGGCAGCAAAGAACTGCTTAATACAAAATCGTTTCTATCGTCGGTGATGGCGGGATCCCATCGCGCCTCTATGTGGGGGCGCTTATAGAAAAATTCACTACCACGTGCAAAAAACATTTTAGTATAAAAACTGATTAAACCCTCTTCCTCGCTCCCAGTAAGGTGAATCCCTACCCCATAATTATCAACAGTTCCCGCTATCCACTCTTCAGTTAAAGACGTTATATCAATTTCTAAATCTTCAGTACCTATCGGAAAATACTGAGAATAATTGCTAGAAGTAAGATAATCTCCGCCTTCCAATGTCCATCCGGTTGTCGATGAAGCGGAAATCCAATTAGCAGTTCCTAAATCCGAGAAGTTCTCCATGTCCAGACCATATCCCTCATCCCAAGAAGCAGAGACTGGTTGTACCACCAGGGTGAACTTAGTTGGCAATGTTTGCGAATGAGGGGCATTAGATAATTTTAAATAAAAATTAACACTTCCACTTGCTGGGATCTTAGCGCTGGTACGATCAGTAACCATATCGCTGACTGGAAACTTAGTTAGAATTCTCATCTGTTCCGTTGACGACGAGTTTGCTTGAGCATAAATATAGAATGTTTCGAGAATATCAGACTCGCCCATATTAGATCCGGTGCCTCTTGTAGTAAGATTTGCTTCGAAAGCATTAGTAATGCTGGTGTCTGCGTCTGCTATGTATCTCTTAACTGTCATTATTTAATAACTCCCTTGATGTCAATATTGGGATATTTTAATTCTAGAATAACATTCTGTGGAATCTTAAGCATGCGTCCATCCGCTGAAAGGTTCTGCTCAAAATCCAGATAGGTTTCAGAATAGGCGCCTCCAATTTTTAAAACTGCTTTGGCGCTAACAACATCTAAGATGCCATCTACTTCTTTAAGAACCGAATACATGTCGGAAATATATAAGTTTTCGGAAATGTCGAAAAATTTATTAAATTTCATTTCTAACGCTTCGACCGCCTCTGACAATACTACCGTATTATCGTGAGTCATTCTCCCAATTGCTTCAAAAACAATACCAAAATTAACAATCTTAGCATCCAAGATGTCAACAGAATCTGTAATCATTCTATTCTTATTTAACCATGTTTTTAAATTAAATTTCAAAGAATTATTAGACCTACATAAATTTCCGGCAGAATCTTCCGAAATTATATATGCGTTTAAGTTTCGCTTAAAGGATTTATTATCTTGAAGCACATTTGCTTTTTTGACTGATCCAAAAATATCTGGCATTGCATAAATTAAAGATATGTAATCTTGGCGCGTAACGGCGCGGTTTTGTGATGAAAAGACACTATAGGCACGCTGTTTTATGGATTCGCCAGAAGGAAGGGAAACATCCCCTACGATGGGAGAATCGTTATTGATCTCCAAAGAATCCACTACGCCTTCCATTGTGGCGCCTACCAAATTGGTGGGGTCATCAAATTCCATCACTGCCTCATTAACAGCTGTTAAACTATTGGCAGAAGCATTCACAGTAGAAGCAGTATTGACTCGATATACAACTCTCAAGGTAGTGTTGGAGGGGGCGACTCCCAAAGTGTTGGTGGTTAGAAGGCGGGAAGGATCAATGGCAGTATCACTTATATAATCTTTTCCATTCTGATAAAGAACTACCGAGTTGGGTTCAGTAAACGCCGATGAAATATCACTCGCTTCATCCCCCGATCCAAATTGTATAAACATATTGGCGCCTTCTCTTTCGACAATAAATCTGCGACTGACCATCTGAGGTTTTAGTAGCGAAGGGGCGAGTTCGCGCTCATCGGCAGAAGGGTTAGCAATTGCTCTATAGATAATGTTTTGAGTTAGATTTTCTACCTGATAATAATCGTTACCCTCAGAATCTTGCACTGTGATCACTTCACAGACATTATCCCCCGGGATTTGAAAGCGTGGAAATTGCGTGAACTCTCCGACATTAAAAGTGGTTTCTACATATCTCCCTGAAACCACTTGACCAAAACCTTGCACCGCATAAGAAGTAGGAAGTCCAGTTTGCTCATTAACTTGCGCAACGAGAACTTTGTTGGCCGGGTTCCCGAAATCTACGTCCTGATTTAAAAGAAAACCAAGTCCTGATTGAGTTGAAAATTGAGTTCCCCTCTTAAGAACTGGCATATATGCTTTATTGGGAGTATTCCCCACGCCATTTGAGGGAACTAAAATATATAAAGTTGCGACACCATAAGAAGACGGAGTGACACTTAGTTTATATCCCATCTGTCGAGAAAGCTTTATGATATTATCAAATTCGGCAGCTGTGCTTAAGTAACTCTCATTAACTTGATAGTCCAAATAAAAGGAAAGAATATCCCCCACATACGCTACCGTGTCCATCATTAATGACCCAAATCCTGCTTCATTAAAGTCACGATAAGTCTTACTATAATATGTCTTGGCATAATTAACTAAATCTTTTTTTATAGAATTAAAATCACGACTAGTGTATTTTATTGCTACAGTTTTTCCATCGGGCATATATGTGTTCTCCTGTTAAGCTTGAAAATTAAATTTACCACTAGCATGGGTGGAAGTGCTCAATCCATTTGCCATCGTCGAAGTGGCGATCTCAAGAGAGTCAGTCAAGTCTAACGGTTGTATAGTATAAATAATAGATATATTCACTTGTTCAGGTGCCAATCCTGGGACGTTGAACAAGATTTCCTCGATTTTAACAAATGGCAAATATTTTTCCACCTGCGTGTTAACAGCGCTACGAATATTACCATACGTAGTTTGTCCATTGGGTTCAAACAGATATGTCATCATTCCCACACCAAATTCTGGCATCATTATCCGCTCTCCGGGATTACAGAGAACAAGCATCTTAAGATTCTGCTTAATAACACTCAGTGCGTCCTGAATTAACTCATAACCATTCTCATCATCAGGTGAGAGCGGTAGCATAGGTGCAAATCCTGCCATCTTACTTCCTCCTCTTCTCTTCCTCGTCGCGAACACGATCCATATTTATACATAGTTGTTCCCTAGGCTTTTTCTTATTCTCTAACCCGGCCTTTTCTCTCATTCGTGCCTTAGAATCAGAATCCGGAAACGCCAAACCTTCAGCAGCAACAATGCCATGATAAATATATCCCAAAGGTGTGTGGGGTGGTCCGGGCCCATATCCCGACAATGTATCCATCGGAAGAACTGACAACGCCACTGGTGTTATGGGTAAATCTATTTTCTGTCCTGGAAAGATGGGAGTGGGGAGTGGTAGGATGGGAAC